TGCGGTGCAGGGTATTTATCACGCAAATGACAACGCCGACGATTTCGAGGTCGTCGGCGTCATAAACAGCTATAGGCGGGTAAGCCGGGTTCTCGGCGCGCAGCTGCGCCACCGGGTACGTCACCAGCCTTTTAACGGTAAACTCCCCGCCAATATTGGCGACCACGATGTCGTTATGCTTCGCGTGCAGACTGAAGTCCACCAGCAGAAGGGAGCCATCGAGAATACCAGCGTCGCGCATTGAGTCTCCTGCGACCCGCAGAACATAGGTGGATGAGGGGTGTGCAATAAGGTGGGAAACAAGATCAATACCGCTGTCGATATAATCGGCAGCAGGACTCGGAAAGCCTGCAGAAATCAGGTCTGCATAGAATGGGATGCTGACCGGCTTAACCGGCAAGACGAGGGGGTGTATTTTCATTATGTACCTCCTGTAAAAATTACTGTGTATTTATACAGTAGTTTCAGGAGGTAACGAAATCAAGACGAAGCGGCCTATTAATCGTAACGGCTGGAATTTTTTTGTATTTCAAATTCGGCCCGGTTCTAAACAATGCGAATTATAATAAATTGCTTTGGATACAGGACTTTACCACGACATATCTGCGCTCACAGGTCACATGACGCTAAAACATGCAAAGCTGTGCAACCCGGTGCAAAGCCTTGCGTGTCTCACTTCTGTCCCACCTCTACCAGCGCCAGGCACCGACGCCATCCGGGGTTTTGAGTTGTTTTGCGCTAATTTTTTGCCCCATGCATGCCACATAGATTGCTTTCAAGGCGCTATGGGCCATGAGATATCAGGAGCGGAAGTCGTGTCTATACGACTTAATAACACTCTGAATTTTTTCAAGGCTAAAAGTCTTGTTTTCTCATCTTCTGTTGCCATGTCAAGATCAACAGCATCCTGAAGGAGTGATATCTCGTTGCTTGCTTCATTCATCAGCATCGTTTTCCTTTCTACTGCCTCTTTCTGCTGAATATCTTTGAGTGCTTTATCGTCGGGTAGCCACTTTTCTCCATCCCAAAACTCCCATGCCCGAGGAGGACCAGACAAAGTAAACCCATCAGGAATGTCTCCAGGCTCATTTATAATAATGGTCTTGCTTTTGTCAGTAGAGTAGGCTGTCTTGCCACGATAATCTGAGGTGATAATCCATGCAGATCCATTCGCATTTCTGATTATCGCCTTTCCCTCTTGCAGAGGCGGCGGCGCGTCAAGGTATGCGCCAGCAGGAAGTCCCGTTCCTCTACTAATCATGACTTCGGAAGTGCCTATGTATTCCCCGCTGATGTCTGCCATATAAACTTTTTGGATGAAATCTTGTTCAGCAAAACCATCTGAATTGAATACCATTACGAAGCCCTCACTATCATATTCCAGACTATGTTTCTCATTCTGACCTCTGCTGAGTTTCCACGACCATAAGAAGGACTTGATTTTGATGCATCAATGGTTGCAGTCACGCTACGAAGGAAAGTTGTGTCACTCGTTATTGTGTACGCAGCTGCAACGCCTCCTGCGCACGTTATCGCGCCTGTGCCAAATCCTCTGGAATCAACCGATGGCGCAAAAGACCCTACAATATTAGGAGCTGCGTCCAGTTGTTCCGAAAGCATTGCCCTCCCCTGATCTACTCCCCTGCCATCATCAAATCCCCTGACTACGTTAGCACGCATATCGGGAAGAACGCCTGTCGTATAAATAGAAGCTAATTTTGGGTATAGCGTTTTATCGAATGATGCCCCATTCAACCTGAGGTATTTAATTCCAAGAGTTGAGTTGTCAGGAAGATTTAAAGAAGGCCACACTAACATCGACCCCACAGGTGAAAGAGCGTCAACCATATCTTTAATGCTATTCAATGATGGGCCAGTCCATGAGCTACCGTCTGATAGAGTGACAGTAATATTACCTGCGCCTGAAAACATTTGCTGCCAGTTTGTTTTGTCCAGGTTAAGTCCACGTAAGGCTTCTGCGGTCTGTGAGGCAAGGGCCGCAGTAATTAAGCTTTGTGCTTCCTGCGGAACGGCAAACCAGGCGGCACCGCTCTGGGTTGGCCCTGTGTAATCACTAACAAGCATCAGTTGAGTGTTATTTGTGATTGCTTTAACGGGCAGTGTATAAGGAGTTCCACCAACTTTAACAACAATGAGGTCGCCAGCTTTTAATTCCGTTGTGAATGATGTTCCATTACCAGTAACCGCAGCTGATTTATTGGTTAGCGTAAGAGTTCCTGCAGACATGACTGTCTCCTGAAATAAAAAAAACCCGCCGAAGCGGGTTAAAGTGTAGGAAATATCGCGTAGGGGATTTTGAACCCCCTTGAATATAACGGCGTCTCGGTATAGGGCGGGTTGTTATAAGCGTCATATCGCAATAAAACGCTACCTGATTGTTGTTTAATCGCGAGACTGGCTCGCCCTCCGGCTCCTTCCGAGGTTTCATTAAGCAGGCCAGGAAACATATCGGACGGGAAAAATGGCGTTCCCGGCACGGCAACGGACAGCGTTTTATTTAAAAGGTCATAACCTGCGGGAACATTAATAAACCCGATTATTCGTGGAGTGGTTGCTGCCGATTTAGCAGACCATATCAATTTACCAGATCCGTCGAAAACATCTAAATAACCAGACTCTATCGGCGCGCTCATTGAGGTGAAGGCCAAATTAACCTGGTTGGGAATAAAATAATCTGCGCCAGGAAGTCCCCATGCACCTACAGCCAGCCGAAACCACATTATCTGGCCCGGCTTGTGGTAGTTTTGTGTATATGTCGTTCCTGAAGGGGTAATAGAATCTTCAAGGTAGGCCAAGCTTTCAATCTTGCCCATATCCGGTATTGTTCCGCCCCAGTCACCAGTTTTACCCATTTTAGGCTTCTCCTCATATCGGAGAAGCCTGGGTGATGAGTAGTCACTATTCACTGTGACAGAACCTGCTGAATTTCTTACCTCAAAACCGCTCATAAAGCACCTATATATATGAGTAAATTTCTAATGTTGCAGTTCCGTAAAAATACTGACTGAGAGTAAAGTAAATTGTCACCCCACCATTGTAGCAAGACGTAACCCATGTTTTGGACTGAATAGTGTCGCAATTAAGCACAGCAAAACAAGATTCTGTAACCCCCGATATTGGCACGTTAACTTGTTTATATGCCCCCGCTTTGGAAGGCACCTGTACTTCCGCTTGTTTTTTTAACAGGTAGTCTCCGAGATCTACCACAAGCCGCCCAGTGGCATCCCAACATTGCAAACCAGACATCAGAAGAGCCCCATTCTTACACGCAGAACATTATTGGAATCCCATATTTGTACTATGTTATTAGTAATTAGCATTCGACCATTGCCGCCGCTTCCGTTAAGTTCGAAGTTTCCATTCTTGTCCAATCGCCAGCCTGATGTTCCTGCCACGTAATTTGCCGACTGGATAAAGGCACCGATTTTAGCACTGGTAATAGTGCCGTCCTGGATAAAGGCCGAGTTCATAAACACCTGCCCGCCCACCACAGCAAACGGCGAGAACTGGCTGGCACCGCTGCCGGTGGTCAGCACAAACTGATCGGCATTAAACGCAACACGTGTCACGACCGGCTGCCCGGCCTGCGCCAGCACCGCAATGCTCATGCCGGCGCTGTAGTAGTTGCCGTTAATCCGTACGCCTGCTTTCAGCGTATGAATGGCCGTGGCGCCACTGGCGTCCACCACGGCGGTCAGCTTGTCTTCCAGCGCGGCCGTGACATTGCCTATCTGCGCCTGGACCTGAGTGCTCATTTCCGCCAGAGCCTTATCAACGTCGGCGATAGTGGTTTTCACCATCAGAATATCGGCGCGCACTTCGCCATACTGCTTCCACTGATGATCAGCCGTGGCGTTGTTCGCCAGTGCGTTCTGCATCACCGCCTCGATGTTAGTGTCGATTTGCTGCTGCAGCGCCTGACCGTCGGCACTGGTGAGAAAATCCCCGGTAATATCACCCAGGTAATCCTCCGCGTTGTCGTTCGCCATGCCCCGCACCCAGCCGGTCCAGGCTGACTGGTTCCCGATGCGGTCCACCAGCCGTGCGCGGTACCAGAAAATCTGCCCCGCACGCAGGCCAAGCTGCGCGTAACTGTGCGCAGGATACGGCACATCCGAAAGCAGCAGCGCGTCGCTGACGTCGGTCGCGGCGGCATACTGAATTTCGGTCATCAGCGTGTCGTCAGCACCGTCCGGGAAATTCCAGTCGAGCTGGATGCCCCAGTTAATCGGCGTCGTGCGGAAATTCAGCGGCACCGGCGGCTGCCCCACCTTGCCGGTCAGCGTCACTTCCACGCTGGTCTGCCAGACCGAGGCGACATCGCTGGCGTTCACGGCGCTGACGCGCGCCATATACCGCCCGGCATAAATGCCCTGCACCTCAAAGCCGAGCGAGCTTGTGCGCGGCACGTTGACCCAGTCGCCGTTATCCTTGCGCCACTGACATTCATACGCCACGGCGCCGGGCGCAGCAGGCCAGGCGACACGCAGGGTTTCCACGCTGAGGCCCTGCACCACGCGGCTGTAACTGCTGAGGGTCACGGAGGCCGGCGGTGCCTGCACGCCCGGCGGAATAGCTGATACCGGACGCTCATCGAGCCGCGCGCCGGAATCAATGGCGGCATATTTATCCGGGTTGTGCTGCACGGCGCTGATGGTCCAGGTGCCATCGTTATTGTCTTCAACGGACGTGACGCGGTACTGCTGGATCGCGACATCCTGCGCATCCACCGACCAGACCGCCTCGCGCTCCGGCGTTTCGCTGAATACCGCAGACACCGTGACGTTGCGGCCGCTGACCGCCTGAATGGTACGGGCCTGTGATTTACCGGACGGCAGGTTGACGATAAGCCTGTCGCCTGCTTTTGCATCCGGCGCCCGGTCGAGCGTCAGCGCACGGCCGTTCACCTGACTGATACGCCCGCCCATGACCCGCCCGGACAGATACTGATCCGCCACGCCGATGATATGGCCCGGCAGCGGTATCATGCCTTCCATCCCGGTGGCGAAACTCACCATCCGGTCTTTAGCATTTGTCAGCAGCGCCCAGCGGCCGCGGCGGTTGGCCTCGGTGCGCCGCGTGCAGCCGATGGCGGAGATCTGCGTCTGGCGCACGCCGTAGCGCCGCACCAGGTCAGGCTCCATCACCGCTTCCACTTCATCGGTGTAATGGTTCTCCGGGTTTGACCAGCTCACCATCGCCGTTGAATAACGGTTCTTCTCGCTGCCGCTGGCGTAGGAGAATTTGCCGTCAATAACGTTGGCGCGGGTGTAGACATACGTCATATCGCGCGGCATGTCCGCCAGCGCGGCCAGCTGATTACCGGCCCAATAGGTCATACCGCGGAAGATGCTCGCCAGGTCGCGCAGCACCGTAAACGCCTCGTTCTGGCTCTGGATATACACGTCGCAGAGAAAACGTGGCTCAGTACCGCTGCCGCCGGTACCGTCCGGCACGGGCTGATCGCAGTACTGCGCGATACGGTAGAGTTCCCACTTGTCCACCTGCGATGCGTCCAGCCGGTCTCCGATCCCGAAACGGTCACTCAGCACCAGGTCGTAAAACACCCATGCGGGATTATTGCTCCAGGCCCATTTAAACGAGCCGTCCCAGGTGCCGGAATAGGTGCGCGCCACCGGATCGTATGTTGTGGGCACGCGGATTTGCCGCCCGCGGGCGCGTACGCTGATTTGCGGAATATTGCTGAACTGCTTCGCGTTGAACGACACAAACAGCAGCGCGGTGTTCGGGTAGCGCAGCTTTGCATCGATGATTTCGGAATACGCTTCGATGTTCGTCGTATCCACGATGCGGCTGGAGGTGCTGTCCGCCGTCGTCCGGCTCACACGAAGCTGCCAGCCGGTCCGGGCAGGCGGAAGGTCAATGCGATGGCTGCGCTCATAAAGCGAGGTGGTTTTACCGTCGAATGCACTGTTCAGCACCGTGGTATATCCGCCACCGTCAGTGGACAACTCAATTTTGTATTCAACGCGGTAGCCCACCACATCCCCGTTGTCCTTCATGCGCTGCAGTGAAGGTACACCGAGACGCACCCGGACCGCAGAGAGCTGCGTGTTGCTGATGGCACGCGTCCACGGCTGTGTGGCTTTAAGCTGAGTGTTAACGGTGATTTCATTTTCCACCGACGGTATGCCGGGAATGTAATCCTGCGTCTGGGTACCCGGACGAAATTCCCATTTCACATCGGGAAAATTAAGCGTGCCGTCAGCGCTGCGGATCGGGGTACCGTCGAGGAAAATATCTTTATCCGTCAGGCCGCCGGCGAACTCCCCCTCGCCCAGCGCCAGCAGTATTTTGGCCGTCGCGATCGACTGTAATGAATCAGGAGACTCCCGCGGTGTGCGTGAATTACCACCGCCACCCTTTTTACCGGTTATTTTTTCCATACTGCGCCCATAAAAAAAGCGCCCGCAGGCGCTGTTATCAGACCGGTTCTCACTGGTCGTTGGTGTAGATGCCGGCGGAGACAATCGCGCCGCCGATTTCGCGCTCGCCATACAGGAGCCCGACGGGATTGCCCATAGCGGTAGTGTTCACAGGACCGCCAAAAGCGTAGCTCGGCGCGTTATCGGGGTCCTGACGCGATGCCAGCCCGCCGGGCTGGGGTGACAGCATCTGCACCACGCCGCCAATCATCATCGAACCGCCCATAAGGCCAATACTCATCGCCGTGCTGCCTGCGATGGTACCGATACCCACGGGGCCAAGAGCAAGCGCTCCCACCACCAGCACGGCACCGAGAATGGTCTGCAGCACACCGCCACGTTTGCTTCCGGCAATCACCGGCGCGATGCGGATATCCTCTTCGCCGCTGTTATGTTTCAGCTCGTCCTGGCCGATGTTCTTTTTCCCCCGGAACACGGCAAAGCGCAGGCCGCGCAGGTGCGCCGTCTGCATGTACTGCTCAAAACCCGGAAGAATGACCGACAGCGCGCGGCAGGCTTCTGCAGGGCTGGCAATCACCAGCCGGTGCACCCGACCGAACCGCACGCCAAGCGCGCCGTACAGCCGCACCGTTTTCAGTTCGTTCATGGCAGATCCTTGTGTCTGACTATTTTAATCGTGCGCTCGCGCAGATAGCCGCCGTAAGGTGTTGCGCAGGAGAGCTGGCCGTACAGATGATGCAGCAGCTGGTTACCTTCCAGCAGGATACCGGCATGATTCACCACCGGCGCGGATACCTGCATCAGCACCATGTCGCCGGGGCGCGGCTCTGTGACCTCTCGGAACCCCTCGGCATACCAGTTATCCATATAGAGATTTTCGCCCCGCTCCCACCACGGATAATCCACGCTGTAGTTGCGAAGCATCACACCCTGACGGCGGTGCCAGTCCATCACCAGCGACCAGCAGTCGGCATAACCCAGCTCAAAGGCGCGCCCTTCCAGCGGCCGTTCGCCGCGGGGCACGATGGTGCGCAGGTCGCCTTCCGGCCACGAGACGATTACCCAGGGGATGCCGTGGGCGTCGCACTGCAGCTGGTCGAGCTCGCTCGGCTGGGTGGTGGCGCCGTCGCCCGGGTGGGAATGCACAATGGCAGTAACGGTTCCCCAGTCTTCCGCCGTCGCGTAATCCTCCGGCGACAGCTCAAACTGTTCCTCCGGCGCGCCGGTAATGTTCCGGCACGGAAAATATCGCTCGACACGGCTTTTCTGCGCCACCACGCCGCAGCACTCGCGCGGGTATTCCGCCGCAGCATGCGCCAGAATGTCGGCAATGGTTTTATCCCGCATGGTTACCTCCGTATCAGGCTGGCACCCGGAAAGCCGCCGAAATCGAGCCGGGCATCCGCGCCAAAGCGTTTCTTACAGTCGGTCAGCAGGCCCGAGCATTTATCCTGTGCCGGGTCGGTCACCGGGTTACCTTTCAGATCAAACATGCGCGGCCCGTTGTAGGTACAGCCGTCACCGCTGCGGTATTTGTTGCGGCAGGCCCAGGTGCAGACCGCCGTGATTTGCCGCGTCGGGATCAGCAGCCCCTGCAGGTCCATCGGGCTGGAGAGGCGAAATTCCACCACTTCATTGTCTTCAGCCGCCTTGCTGTCGATGTAAAACACCTGGCGGAAATACTGCCCCGGATCGGCAGACGGGTTGCCGTCGGGAAACGTGCGCGCATCGAGATACTGGCCGAACGTATCCAGAACAGTAACCTTCGCCTGTACCATGTCATCAAAGCGCAGGCAGAGCGCGGTCACCACGCCATCAAGGTTAGCGATGCGCAGCACCGGCTCCGCACTCTGGCCGTCACTCGACGACGCAAGCCCGGTAATTTCAAACGGCCAGGCACCGTATTCATCGTCATCAAACCAGATGGATTTAGCGGCAAGCTTTAAGGTGTCGCCTCCGCTCGCCGCGATTTCTTCCGGCGTATGAGGAATGGTGCAGGCGTGAAAGCGCAGCACGCCCGCGCCGAACGCCGAGCCGTCAACAGTCACCAGGCGAACACTGTCGCCGGGCTCAAGCTTCTGAACGTCATTACTGATTGCCATAAGTACCTACGGAGCGAATGCCTGTGTGAAGGTCGCTGAAAGCGAATATTTACCGGCGCCCAGCGCCGACGGGCGATAAACGTCACAGCGGTAAAGCCCCGCACCTTTCAGCGGTGCCTGCCAGATGAATGAACGGCTGCCGCCATGTCTGTCGAGGAAGCCCATAATCGCGGTGATGTAGCTTTCATCCCCGACGAATTCCAGATCCCATTTCTGACCGCGGGCGTTGATGCCGTCTCCCGACGCCTGGGCATACCCGTCGCCGAACTGCGCGCGGCGGACGCGGTGAGTGACCTCGCCGCCGGCATTAATGCGCGGGCACCAGGTAAAAGTTTCGGTTGCCATGTTTCACCCATAAAAAAACCCGCCGTGGCGGGTAAGTAAGGAGGGTCAGCGCTTGCCCTGCGTGGCGTTCCACAACGGGGTGCCGGGCTTGCGCAACTGCGAATTGATGGTATCGAGAATGGCGCCGGTGAGCTGGTTAGCCACCGCGCCGGCGGCATTAGCATTACCCTGCGTACCGCCTGCGCCGCCGGAGAAATTTATGGTCCCGATGCTGAGACTGACACCCGCGCCGCCCTGCGTGCCACTGCCCAGCGCTTTTACACCAAGCCTGCCTGTAGCGTCGCGGGTGAGCGGCATAATGGCTTCCGGCCCGGCCTCGCCCATCACGCCCGCCCCTTTCGCAAACGCAAAAAAGGTGGGAGTGTCAACGACACTGCCGCTGTAGCTGCTCAGATCGGCTGACGAATAAACCCCACCCTTCGCGTTAAACTGGAAAGACGCGCCGTAGTTCTGGATGGCGGTGCCTGCATTCGCGCCGCCGGATGCGCTTCCGGCGACACCGCCCACAATTCCTCCGAGAAGGGAGCCAAGAAGTCCACTGCCAGACGAACCGCCACCCATCGCGTTAACCACGGCCATCTGCAGCGCAACCTTTGAGATAGTCTGCAGAACGGATAACCCCCAGTCCTTCCAGCTGGCCTTGTTACCCACCAGCATTGCGGAGACGTTATCAAGCGCACTGTCCATCGTGGAGGTAATGCCCTGCGATACCGTGCCGGCAATGTTGCTGACGTTATCCATCCAGTCAGCAAGCCCCGCACTTACGCCCGCCCTCCAGTCCAGTTCGCTCGCTTTAGCCTGCTGATATTTTTTATCAAGCGCATCCAGTGCAGCCTGGCGCGCAGCAATAGCCTCAGCCCCCTTATCGGTTTTATCAAACACGCGCTCAACTTCCTGCCGCTCGCGGTACTGCTCACGCTGACGGTTCCCCATCCCAGACGTGGCGGAGGTTAAGTCAGATTCATCCCGGTAGCGGCGCCCCGCATCCTTCAGATCTTTCAGCGCATCGGCCATTTCATGCTGCTTGCGGACAGCCTCATCGGCTTTCTGTGTCCACTGCGCCAGCGCCACTGCACCCGCCTCAATGGATTTTCGCTGTTCCTCGCTCCACTTCACGCCATTTTCATGAGAGGCCGCGTAGAGCTCAGCCGCTTTTTCTCCCTGCGTAGCCCGCACCTTCTGAACCTCAACAGCAACGCTCAGATCGGCGATTTTTCGGCTGTACTGCTCAGCAGTCTGCGTCGCTTCTCGCGCCGCTTTATTCTGGGCATTGGTCGCAGCAGTCTCATTCTTTTTGGCCTGTGCCGACGCTTCATCTTTCCGCGCAGCCTGATCTTTATTGTAAATGTACTGGGTATAGAGCGCTCCGGTCAGTTTCAAATCCTGCGCTTCATAGACATGCTGCTGATGAAGTTTCTGCAAGCCGGACAGACTCGCCAGCTCATTATCTCGCCGGGCTTTTTCCAGTGCTGTTGTCTGCTGGGGCGTCGCGTTCGACGTGGATATCACCGGACCGGCATATGATGCCGGTCGACTGGCGGGTGTTACCCCCATGCTGCGGTTCAGTAGGTCATACGCCCCTTTCAGGGTGGCAATAGCGCCCGCCTCCTGAATGGCTTTCTGCGTAGCCTGTTCACTGGCGTCATTAAACAGCTTCTGGGTCTGCTGAAGTTTTGAGACGGCCTTCTCTCGCTCATACTCCAGTTTATTCAGCTGATCCGTCAGAGAGATATTTTTCTCGGTAATATCAGCCTGGTCCATAAACGTGTTAATCCACGTCGTGGTAGGGCTTTCGTTATAGCTCTGCTGAATCTGCGCGAGCCCCGTCAGACTGTCTTTAACCCTGGCTATCTGACTGTCGAGATCGGCTATATCCTTTTTCTGTGCATCAATGGATGAGCGGGCATCCGCCGCCGTAGAGCGCAGGCCGAGGGATGACATATCCTTAAGTCGGGTATTGATTTCGTCCAGGTTGCTGGCAAAAGCCACGGCCTCTTTATGCACCTGCTGTGTATGCTGATACAGCCCATACATCGCGATCCCGGAAGCGGCAATGACCCCTGGCCATCCACCTAACAGGCTCAGAACGCCACCACCCAGGCGGGACATCACAGAGGCGGTTTCAGTCAAACGACCGGCAGCAGATGAACGGGCGCTGACAGCGGTATTCAGTTGAGACTGTGCTACCGCTAACTGACGTTCCGCGGCGATTTGCGCCTCAATGCCAGCGGCGGCGGCGCGGGCCTGCTGGGCACGGTAAACAGCCTGCCTTGCCGTTGCCACACTGACCTGGGTGCCGCGAAGCTGCGCTTCCGCAAGTCCCACCTCTGCCGCTGTATTCGCTATCAACGAAGCGGTGGCAGTTGTGACACTGGATGTCATATTTCCGAAGTATCGCGCCACGCCGAGCCCGACCAGCGCGCCCGCCACATTAGCTACGCTATCGATATTTTCGGCCAGGCCATCCAGTACACCGGACAGTGTGGACGATGCGCCCACGGCCTGGTTAGCGCCACCTACCCACGCCATAAAAGCATTTTCTACTTTCTGCGCCGATCCGCTGATACTGGCCGGGAGTGTGTCAAATTCTTTACGAAGCTGGGCCACATTGGTCAGCAACGGCACTATTCGATCTGTGGTCAGCTCACCATTATTCGCCATATTACGCAGACCGCCGACGGTGGTATTAAGACCATCGGCCAGAAATTTGGCGAGACGTCCGCCACTTTCCATGATCGCGTTAAACTCCTCACCACGCAGCACGCCAGAACCAAGTGCCTGGCTGAGCTGCGTAATGACAGAACTGGCTTCTTCCGTGCTGGCGCCGGATAACTTGAGGGAGGTCGCCACGGTTTCGGTGACGTTCGCCACGTCTGCAGATGCATAGCCAGCGTCACGCAGGGACTGAGCTATTCGGCTGTAGAGGTTGGCGTTTGCCTCAAACGAGGTTCCGGTCCGCTGACTGATCGACATCAGGGACTGCTGCGCCGTAGTAAAGTCCTGAGCCGAGGAGGAGGCGAGCCGCAGGCGACCATTCAGCTGGTTCCAGGTATCGGCATAGTGAATCAGTTGTCCGGTAGCAAACGCTCCGGCAAACGCGCCAGCCATACCAGCAGCAGATGAGCGAACCGAAGCAAGTTGCGCATTAAGCTCACCCAAAGAACGCTGCGTTTCTCGCGTAGCGGCAGCTGCACGGCGTCCCCCCTGTTCCATCGTTTTGTAATAATCAGAGCCCATCCGGGAGGCGCGGGAAATCTCTGACTGGAAAGACTGGGAATTTGCAGAGATTTTGATTATCAATTCACGGAGAGTTGCCATATGTCACCTAGTAAAATCGGGGTTCTGTTTGCTACTTGTTGCCCCGTTAACCAGTAAGTCCAGCAAGAAAACCTTCCAGCTCGCTACTATTCTCTTCCTGGTCCGACGCGTGCCATTGCAGAAGGGCATCATCAATACTGACTTTTGCGCCCTGCGAGTTAAGGACAGCCGCTGAAATTTGCGCCGCATGGATATCACCGCGCCTGTCACTTATGGGGTTCAGCCGGTCGAACTCTATCCACATACGCAGTTCACTGGCCGTCAGAGTCTGCTTCAGTTCATGAAGCGTACGACCCAGACGGAGCGCCAGCGTCATCAGAAAGAAAGTGCCGGGCTGGCTTACGGCTTTTCCACATCGGACACCGAGGCAGTCAGATCCAGTGCCTGCTTAAGAAGGCGGGCATGGACCGGACCATAAAACTGCTCCACCTGAGGCTTGTCTGCTTCGGAAAAAACCTGCGTGCCGTCTTCTTCAAGAAGCACATCGATAAACAGCACAACGTCGGCGCTCTTGTTACGAAGCGCGCGCTCTGCAGCCGTAAGCTCTTCTGTTTCAACATCTGTCTGTTTCGGGTTAAGCACCTGCTGCCATTCCAGCCAGGCCTGAGCGGAGGGTTCACGCAATTTAACCGTGGCGTTTTCCCATTCCGGGACGGTAACAATTTTGGTTCGAAAACCTGCCATCGGCGCCAGCGCCAGCGCGCGTAGTGAATTCTTTGAAACGTTATTTGCCATTTCATCTTGTCCTGTCATGGGAAGGATTAAAAAGCGGCCGAAGCCGCTCAGGAACCAGCCGCATAAATGCGTTTGGTTTTGCCGCGAACGCGCAGGGAGTAAGTGGCACCTACCACAGAAGACGTAGCCGCAGACCAGGAACTCTGGCGAACTTCCACAAGGGCGTAGTAACCATTGCCGGAAGGGAACACAACCCGAAGGGCTCGCAGTTCGTCATTTTCATAGGCGGTCTGTAGTGCTTCCTGCGCAGCTTCGTCGCCAACCCAGTTACGGGTGATGCTCATTTCAGCAGGCGCGGCAAGGCCGTTAGTCTGCTCCTGCTCGGTCGAGCACAACGTAGTAACGTCGATGTCCCCTTTTTGCCCGCCGGTGAAAGAAATCTCTTTCGTGGCACAGGCTGCCTCCAGCCAGGAAACGCCAGCTCCGGGGAAAGTAGAGGAATTAAATTCATCTGCTGTAACAGGCGCGGCGGAGACTGCAAAGGTCATCCCCTTTGTCACTTCATATTTACTGGTCATGATATCTCCAGGTAAAAAAAAAACCGCCGGAGCGGTCTGTGATGGTTAACTGATTTCAGTAGAGAACCTGGAACTCCAGCGAAGCACGGTAAAGCCGTGCTTCCGGCTCGTAACCAGGAATATTGTTGACGCTCTCAGGCTTTAGAACTTTGATGGCTTCAAATGCCTGGCTTCTGATTGCCCGGGCTTCGCTGATAGTCCGGGAATAGACGTCAACCTGCACGGATAACGTTGTTTCCGCCTGCCCGCAAAGCGTGTCGCTTTCAGGGGCGGAGATGATTGAGAAAACCACCCAGGGCGGCGAAATTGAGGGCTGCCCGTCCTGGCCAAGCGGCGCGACATAGGGATAAACCTGTCCGTCAGCCAGAGGCGCAAGCAGTGCATAAAGGACATCCTCATTCATTTGCTCAGCACCTCATCAATAGCGCGGTTCATACGCTCCATCGCAACCTGTGCCGCCTGCTCCTGTCGGGTATCAAAAGCAGGCCTCACAAACGGATGCGCCGGCATATTAACCGTGCCAAGTTCGACGAAGCGCCAGTAGAAAGCATTGCGTGGGTTGTTCGCCTTCATCGTGTTGTCGCTGTTCCCGGTGCGGGGATTAACGCCACGGATATGGACGCCTGAAGAAATTTCTCCACGGCGGCGCGCCTTCTGGGTCAGGATAACCACGTTTTTCTTCATCTTTCCTGTACGTTCTGGCGCCCGCTGGATAACTTCCTCTCTCAGCACTTTCGCACCAGCACGGGTGGCATCGCGCAAGACTTTGTTATTCTCTGCGCGGCTGAGAGTCTCAAGGTCTCGAGCTATTTCATCGAGCCCGGAGAAGTCGAGGTTTATGTCGATCACTTTTCACCTCCCTGCTTACAGAGAATTTCAAGCTGAATGCAACTGGCGTCGGGGATTGGCGGCCCCACCACGCTCAGGACAACCCCTTTAAACGCGCCGCTTAACACCCTTAGGCGGGAGGCAGCGGTAATGTCCCGCCTGAATCGCACCCAGACGCGAACAGTTGCCGTAGCTGTCTCCGCGCCAGAAGAAACCAGTTCCCTGCCACTGATCCCCTTAACTTCAGCCCAGACGGTTTTACCTTCCTCCCATTTTTCAACGAGCTGACCTGATGGGTCCCGGACAGCCGTGAACGTAAGGATGGAAACCCGATCGCGTAAGCGCCCTGCCTGCATAGCACCTCCTCCCTATAAAATCGTTGGCCGACGGAGATCGTAGATAAGCATCGTGACGGAGAGCGGCAACTCACCTTGCTGAAGCTTTTCTTCCTCTTCACCACCCCGATTGCGATCCAGCCAGCCCAGCAGCATGAGCAGCGCCGTCTGCGTGCGTCGTAACGGTTCACCTTCGATCAGCGCGCCATCTCTGTTGACAATAAGGTCACGGCTTCCCTGGACATAAGCGAGAATAGCGGCGCTGCCGGCCTGAATTTTTAGGGTCAGATCAGCATCTCCGGCATCATCATCAATGCGCAGGTGCTCTTTTGCCTGCAGGAGAGTAACCAGCTCAATCACGTTTTATCCCTCCCGTCTCGCCCGCGCTTGGTCGCAAGCGTCCAGCCTTTCGATCCCGTTTCGCCTGGCTTGTCCTGCGTCTGCTCGTCGCAGTGCCAGAGCGAGCCGCCCCACGTTACCGTGTCGCCTGGCAGGTAGTCCTGGCCGGATTTGAAAACGCCTTTATAAATCATGACCGGAACGTCAAACGATTTGGTTTCGCTGCTGCCGCTGGCGCGGTTAATCGTCAGGGTGAAGTGCCGTTGCTCAGAACGCTCAACCTCCACGCCCGCCACGCCGTCAACAACACATTCCCAGCCGCGCATGCCGTGCGTTTTCTCATAAGCACGCCACAGACCGCCGTTATGGGTTGCATAAGAGCCGCGAGGGTAGCTTTTCTCTTCATCAATGAATGGCAGAATTTCCAGTGCCAGCGCGTCGCGGCCGTTTTCGCCTGGCTCCGGAGGCGGAAGGTTTGCAACGGCATTGCTTACAGCCTCTTCCACCGCCTGCTTCAGTACCGCCGGATCGTAATCCTTGCCGTCTTTCGGTGTCGGTATTGCACCGAATGCTTTGTCCACCATCTCCTGAAGCATTGGCTGCACGTCGTCGGGCGTCAGGCTTTTTCCATCCTCCGGAAGCGGAATAGCGGCTACTGCCTCAGTGACCATGGAGGCAATGTCAGGCAGCTGGGGAAGTTCAGGCGCTGGCAGGGCGGCCACAGCCTCTTCCACCATGGCGGCGAGGTCGGGCGCCGGGACGCTTTTGATTTCTTCCAGTTGACGGGAAAGCAGGTTCAGTTTTTCATCGTATGCCTGGCGCTGCTCATCGAGGCTTTTAGTGAACCCTTCGCGCATTTCGGCGAGAGCCTGCCCGAACTCCTCACCGAGCACCTTTATCAGCGTTAATTCACGATCATTCATTTGGTAAGCAATCCTCTGAGCATGGCTTTTGCCGCCGATTGTTCAGCGTCAGACAGAGCCTTTCCTTCATCACTGGCGGGTTGCGATGGTGCAGACGAACTGCTTTTGCCGAATGGATCATCCGAGGCATCGCGGCGGGCCAGCGCGCCAAGGCTGAAGTTCTGCTGCTGCAGGTAAAGCTCATCACCGCCAGCAACGGGCGGCAGATTTTCGCTACGGCGTGCCTCATTTGGCGTGAGGATAGTGTTCTTCACGCCTTCGCCCAGCGTTTTTATACGCCGTTCGCTGTCCATTCGCAGCAGCGCGTTAACATCAAATTCGGTGCCGGTATCACCCTCCAGAACAAACGCTTCATCCAGCAACAGCTCAATCGACTCGATAAGCGTCTGCAGGCACTGCGAGTAATACTGCTGCTCCAGCGCCTCGATGTTGTCGTAAGAGGGCAGCTCACCTATACCGGCTTTGTAAGCGGGAACGTGAAACACCGAACAGACGATTTTCGCGGTCATCTGAAGCTGTTCAACCATCTGAGCATCTGCGGCCGTCATAGCCGTTGGGTTGTACTTGGCGCCATTACTCAGAATTGCAGTTTTACCGGCGTTTTCCCCCGTATATCCCGTATCCCAGTTGTTTTTCAGGATGCGGGCATTTTCCTCGCTGATGCTACCCGGCACTTCAATAACCCCGCTGGGCTTGCCGCCGTTGCGGAAGAAGAAGGCCGCATTTTCCTGAATATGGTGCCCCTGCATCGCTGCCAGGCCGGCAGCATAAATCGGTGAAAGACCGATAAGCGGATGAAATAGGCAGTTAAACCGGTCGTGGATAACCTCGCGTGCCGGCACCGTCACTGATGATTCAACACCCGTCATGTTATCGGGGTTAATCTGGTAAAAAACGGAACCGTCATCCGCAACCAGCGGCGTAACCTTGTTCCAGTCCAGAATGCGCAGCTCTGTGATTTCTCCCCGGCTATTACGGATCTTCAGGACAACCGTATTCCCGTAGCAAAGCTTGGAGTTAAGCCAGCATTCGAAAAACTGCATCCGGTTCTGGAACGCATTCGGGCGCCTGTAAATCCTGGAGGTGCTGCCGTTATTGTTTTCTTTCCAGATGCCGTTTGAGTCGCGGCGCATCAACCGCACGGGCATTTTGGCGATATCACTCGCAATCAGCGATATACAGGCAAACACCGCGTGAAAGGAAAGCACTGTCGTCTGGTTAATCTCCAGATTGCGCTGCCAGGCACCGGCGAAAGGCTCATGGATAAGAGACATCCAGCCGCCGCGGCTGGTTGGCTGCTGAAGCGCTTTTTCTTTTCTCCGGAAAGGATTCCACATCAGCCATTCCCCGCATTATTTTTCTTTTTCCCGCCACCAGCACGCTTTGCGCCGGTGTACTCAGCCTTGCCCAGCAGCACCAGCACCCTCGCGCACTGGTCATCCACGGTTTTTTCATCGCCGGGCTTAGAGTCGTGGGTGCGCTGGAGATATCGGATTTTTGCCATGCAAAATGGCGGGGTCGCCCCCGCCCTCCTGAGTTGGTTAGCTGGTCTGGGTGGTGCCGTAGTTCACACCGGAAATCACGGCGACGGCAGCGGTACGGCGGCGCTTCCAGTTAATCCAGCGTTCGGCGCGGATAGCCACGCTGTTGGTCTGGAACATGGAAACCAGCTCGGTGCCCGTACCATTAACGCTGTCGCCGGTTGGTTCGCTCTGCATTTCGAGCGAGGCCTCGCGGGACATATCCACGGCAACGCCGCCGTCGTCAGCCAGATAGATATCCGGCGCGTTAACCAGCACCAGCTGGCTGCCCACATACTGGGAGACGATAACCGGCAGACCCTGGAAGGTACCGCCCAGCAGCGTCATTTCCGGATACTCTTTCTGACCCAGCGCGTTTTTACGCATGGACAGCGCCAGCGCGGTGGTGCTGGACATCAGCCAGACTGCACCGTTCGGTTGCAGGTTAGCAGCGACAAACACGCCAAAAGCCGCCGCTGCGTCGTCGTCCGGATTACCGGTGGACGGGATAGCGGTAATGCCGTTGGTAACGGAAGCCGGCGACACGTTGGCGACTTCCGCCTTGGACGGGTTGATAAAGTCAGTATCGAGACGGGCAATAACCGCTTCGGCCAGAGCATTGCGCACCAGCGCATCGGCTGCCGGGTTGGAGAAGCGGATAAGTTCGTCGGTCAGCACCGCGATTGCGGCCACTTTGGCAAAGCTGAAGGTGATCGACTCAAAGTCAAACTTGGTCAGCGGCTTCGCCTTGCCCTGCCCTACCCAGTTCGCTGAACCGCCGGAGGTCTGCGCCGGGATGCGGATGTTAAACGGCACCTGGCGCAGCGCCGGGATGTTACCCTGCCCGAAGCGGCCAATAATGGTCTGCGGTCGCAGGAACTCCACGAAATCCTGTGCGTATTCCTGGTATTCAACCAGCGCGCCAGCCCATTTCGGATCGGTAGTGGTGCCAGCGCCGACGGCCGCCTTCAGGACATGATGCAGTTTCGCATCGTCCGGATATTGCTTACGCGCAATCTCCAGCGCCTCGGAGCGGCTGCCGTTCGCGGCGGCCAGCGCCTTGGCGAAGCGGGCAAAGGCGATGCCTTTTTCCAGCTTCTGCTCTACGCGGATGATGCCCGGCGCGCTGGTTGCCACCACGTTTACATCACCACCCGCCGCTTTGCTTACCGGTTTGGCAGTCGCAGCAAGGTTACTTTCCATATCGCGCAGACGCTTCAGGTGCGCATCCACGGATTTGATTTCGGCGGAGGTGTTGTCGTAGCTCTCCTCTTCTTCCATATCAAGCGTACGCCCGGCTTCGGCGGCTTTCGCCATGATGTCGGAGAGAGACGCCGCCAGCGCCGAACGCTTCGCTTCAAAGCTTTTGATTTGTTCTGCGATATTCATCGAACTGTTTCCTTTATTGGTATTGGTTTTGGGTGCTGTAGCGCCAGCGGACTGTGTTGCTTTAACCACCGGTTTCTCTTTGCCTGACGCGGCGAGTAACTGGCGATCGAAGGATTTCACGGTGTTAATGGAACATTCGGCGTTTGCCGGAATGGTCACTGCCGAGACTTCAAGAAGGTCCCATGACAAAAAGCGGATACCGCCTTCATCCAGGAAGGAATACTCAATTGGCCGGAATCCGATAGAGAGACCGCGAACCAGCCCCGCCTTAATGGATGCCCAGGCCTCATCGAGGCGTGCAACAAGCTGGGACGGCATATCCGGGGTGGGTTTCACCAGTTTTGCGGTGATCTCAAGCCCGCCCTTCACCATTTTCGGGGTGCAGGTGCCGATGGGCTGCGAGCGGTCATGCTGCCAGAGGAACGGCGTGTCGCTGCGGAACTTCGCGCCCTCCGGCTCCATGATGTCCCCGTCACGGTCAGGCGAAGGCGTGGAGGCGATGCCGGTAATGATCCGCTCGTCCTCGTTCACCGCCTTGACCGTCATGAGGGTGCATGCGCGATTAAGCGTCATTTTGTTGCCTCCTGAAACGAAAAAACCCGCCGGAGCGGGTCGTTAACTGACGTAACTGTCATATGAAATGCACCTGATAATCCTGCTTTTTCGCTTCAGGGTTCAGCGCCATGAGCGAAACGCTGTTGAACAGCGCCATCAGCGGGTCAATCTTGCCCTTGCCGCTGGCCTGCTTGGTAATGAGGATGGCGTTACCTTTCGGCTCCACCCGGGCATTACCCACACACCAGGCCATCATCGGTTGCCCGCCATGGATAAGCACGCCCTCGGCAAGCTTGCGTTCGGTGGTTTTAATCGCGCCGCTCAGGCGCCAGCCCTGGCTCACGCCAACCACCGCATCGGCGGGTATTTCCGCCTCAATCAGCGCATCAAGGATTTGGCCGACGCCTGACGGGTCAATGCCTATCTTGTCGAGCAGTTCTGCAATGTGGATTCGCCGGACGTATTCCGCCACCTCTTCGGTATCCTGCCCCATCCGCTTCACAATGGTCAGGTCACCTGCCCTCACGAAGTCATTGAACCTGGACTCCTCGCTTTTACGCCGCCGGATGGCTATCTCATGCGCCCAGGCATGGCACCAGCAGAGCCACTCCCGCGTCTCAGCGTCACGTCCGACTGCAGCGAAGCCCAGCAGGTCATCAAGACCGCCGCCATCAATGCCGACGGTGATCACCTCGGCGCGCCGCAGCAAATCATCAAAACTGACGCGCTGCGCCTGCTGCTCCCAGAAATCGACGCCCGCCCAGCGGTCGCTGCGCAGGTTAAGGCCAATTTCAATATTGAGATGCTTCGCCAGGAACTGCTGCAGCGTCCCGTCCGTTTTCGCCTGGTTCTTGCGGAGCTGATCCGCTATCCACTCCGCGCTGACCGAGCGGCCGATGTTCGGGTTGGTGATGTAGAAGTTTTCCGGATCGAGATAAGCCTTGCTTTCCACCATCCGTTCCGGGAACTCGTAAAGGATACCCAGCGTTTTAGGGTCGTTTATCCTGCCATCACGGACATTACGCCAGTAATCGAGGCGCTCTTTGAAAACGCCTGCCGGCGGCTCGTCGCTCTGCGTGGTGAGAAATATCACCCATCCTTCATTACGCGACACCTGCCCGCCGAGCGCTTCCATAAACATCGCCTCTGCGTTGGCGCGCTTGCCAAACAGCCAGAGCTCGTCAACCAGAATGCGCCCAGACTTTTTACCGGAAACGGTATCCGTATCCGCGGCTACCACTTTCAGCGTGTTTCGCGTCACCCGGTGCGTAATCGTGCGGATATGGTCCTGGATCTGGAACATATCGGACAGCTCGTCGTCGGCGCGTATCATGCCGGCGGCGGGCTTGAAGCTGTTATCGGCCACCTCTTTGGTGGGCGCGAGAATCAGATGCTCTTCATCCTCGCGCCAGCAGAGGATCAGCGCAGTCAGCATGATGCCCGCTGCGATGGTCGATTTTGTGTTTTTCTTCGATATCAGCAGGCCGTATTCGCGGATGAGCTGGTTTCCCGTCTCGGCGTCGTATCCGCCGAAGATGGCTTTCACGAAGTCGAACACCCATTCTTCAGAGCACTCGCCGAAAGTAGGCTTGCCCGGCAGGTCAGAAACCCGCAATTCACGGAAGATACCCAGCGCCTGCTCCGCCTGGTGGGGAAAGATAGGCGGCGGAATGATGGATTCACCTGCAACCAGGCGCGATTCCCAGTCTGTACAGGCTGTAGACCACTGCGCCATAAATTACCCCTTGTTGTTCACGACCAGTTTCGGCGGCGCCATCGCACCGAACTTGCTGGCACCGGATGCAGCTTTTGCCGCGGCGTTGCGCGCCTCTTTCTTCCCTGTCTCCCCTTTTTTGGGGTGAATATAGGGAAGCATGGCCTTCGCCGCGTCCTTCCTGACGTCAATTTCTTCGCTGGCATCGTTCATTACAGCCATCAGAAACTTGAGCGGGTCGTCGTAAGCACCAGCTACGGCGGGCGCCAGTGGCGCATCGTTTTTTTCGGTGTTGTTTACCGCTGGGGTATAAACATCCTGCCGGCAGGCCGGAACATCATCCGTCTCGATGACTTCCTTCTTTTTACGCTCAATAAACGCGATGACTTCCGGGTCTTTTGCAAGCTGCGACCCCTTGGAGCGTGCGGATTTCTCAGAATACCCCGCCTTTACTGCCGCATCTTTTTGAGACATACCGGACATCAGCGCGACAGCGAATTTCCGCTTTTGCGCTGTTAACATGTTTACACCCTCCAGAGGGGAATTTTTTCTGTGCGTGAGAGGGGGGGCGGTGTCCAGCGCGATCGATGTTTACTTCGGGACCCACCCCCCCCGCCTTGATGATAATTGATATCATTCACATTGAAATGATTGCATTGACAACCATTCAGAAGAGAATCCGATAATCGTTCTCATTAGTGCTTCAGTGGAGGCAGAGGATCACTGCTTTCCCTGCTCTCCGCTACAGGCTGATAACCACCGACGGGGCGCTTGCTGTCGTGCGACTTTGGAGTTCCATATCGGTTTCTCATTTCCCGACAGTGCATCCATGTTGGCTGTGCGCCAGCGCTTGCATCCATCAAAAAAATTACGAATGCTACCAGTAAGATCAGCAGTAACCACTCCATCTTCTTCACCTCAGATAATCGTTACCGAATGACTGGCACTGTCTGGCACGGCATGCTCTAGGGCTTCTTCATCAGGCTGACCGGCTGCCGCTTCGCGTGCCGACTTCCCGGCGTGGCAGTCAGTGCATAATGTCCACAGGTTTCGCTCTGAGTTATCGCCGCCGAACTGTAACGCGATGCGGTGATCGAGTTCGCTTTCATGCAGGTCAACAGCGCGTGAGCACATGCAGCAGTGCCCACCGTCACGCACCCATATGCGGCGCTTAAGACCAACGCGGGCGCTGCCGCTGATGCGCCGTTGCTCGCCGTACACGGGCTTTATGCGGCGCGTATCAATAACCTTCAGCCGTGGCTTTAACGTGGTCAGCTTAGCCATGCAACCTCCATGCGCGGCGGCGTTCGCGGCGCGGCTGTCTGTCGGGGTGCTTTTCTACAGGCAGGCCATCAGCATGGTCCACCAGCGAGCTACACGGATAAATCACCGGGCCGCCGCAGGCATCGCCAACCGCATAATCAGCGGGCTTGCTTGCATCCCAGCGCGCCAGCACCTTCGGGATTAGCTTCGGGGGTACGCTGTAGCACACGGCATGCACGAGACGCTGCATGGTGATGTAGTCTGCCCTTTCGCGGTCAGCGGCGATAAGCTTTGTGGCTATCTCCAGTTGATACTGCGGCGGGCGGCCGGTACCGAGATAGAAGCTGATGAGTGAGTCAGGGAAGCGACTAAGCCATTCAGTAGCCAGCGCCTGAAACCCTTCTACCGGCAGCGCGTCATCTTCCAGCACGACTACTCGCGCTGACTGGCCGGCAGCCCACTTAATTGCTCTCAGGTGATTCCAGTTGGCGCCGTGGTCGGCGTCATCGATAAAAAGCTGCGCATTAAGGCTCTCAGCAAGCCTGTGTGCGTGTTCAGCGCGTCGATGATGACCTACCACCGCGAATGTCACTTGTGCTGCCACCATGCTGTTTCCTTGCCGATGCCGTTGGTCTTAAACACCGTGTGCACTTTGGGCCCGGTAATCACTCGGTCACCAAATGACTTCGCCACGATGCCGAATGCGATCATGTCGCCTACTGCCCTGGCGGCACCCTCTTTCTTCCAGAAGCGGTCTGACTCAATGCGGTAGTAAAGCCGCACGATGCGGTGAGCAAACTCCATGACATCTTGGCGTAACCCGCCAAGCAATCCGGCGTTCAGCATAGTGTCACTGGCATACTGCTTCAGGAATGACTGATATACGCGCTCAGGATGATTTTTGATGGCCCATTCATCGGAATAAGTCTTCGGCTCAGAACCGACATAAATCACGCCGGGCTGCATTTCTTCCCATGGTGAGCGAAGCATCTCGACATCCGTCCCGTCGGTGCACCAGACGAACTGATATTCAGGATGCTCGCGCAGGTGCTGCCAGATATGCAGCCAGCGCCGGAAATAAACGTTCATATCGACAACAGGCACACGAACCGTCGTCTGGCATGGCTGTGAGTATTCAAACTCGTCAGCGAGAATGACCGCATCGGCACCTTTAATCGATTCTGACCATCTGGCGACAAGCGACTGCTCTGGCTTCATCCTGGTTCCTCGCTGCGGGTCAGGATGACTGGTCAGCAAGGTTGTGATGACGGCATTGCGCTGTCTGCGGTAAGGTGCCCATCCTGTGTAGCCCGTGTCTCGGCGCTCGTTGTGAATCTTTACGTTGTTGCTGACCTGACGCTCGCGCTCTGGCTTGGGTACTGACCGCTCTACCGACTCATGCTCATCCAGAGAGTAAATCAGCTTCTCAGAGCCGATAACGTCGGCATATGCCCATGAGGTAAGCCCTGCATTATGAATGCGCAGAGCGAGGTCTGAATGCTCATACATCCCGCGCCCGTAAATCGGGTCGAATCCTCCGACCTTTTCAATCGCGCTCCGGTGGTAGTAGAGCATCACGCCGCGCTGGCCTGTGTAGGCGATGTGTTTTTCATCGCGGTACAGGACTGAAAGGTCATTCAGCTTTCGCGGACCTGCCAGGTCGAGAAACTGATACGCAAGATGAGGCTCGGGTGAATCAATATAGGGCTGATGCCAGTTGTCAGCAGTCGGCCAAGCGTCATCGTCCCACAGAAAAAGATGTTCGCAGCCTGCATCCATAAGCGCAGCAAGACTGGCGTTCTTCGAAGCAACAATGCCGAGTGATGTTTCATGGCGAAGCAGCTGCACGCAGTCAGGTACTACTGCGACAGGTTTAGAGCCGTCGTCGATAACCACCACCAGCGCCCCGGCGGGCAGATGTTTAATGTGCTGCTTAATGGCGCGGTTTAAAACGTCTGGCCGGTTGTGGGTAGTAATGGCAATGCCAATCCGTGACGCTGAAGCGCAGGCAGGAACAAACGGGACACCATCAATAGTGACCTGCATAATTTCTCCATCGGGGTTTATTGACGCTTAATGGTGACTTTCCCGTAAAGCGTCTGTCGCTTCACTTCGCCGTATTCAGCCGTAATGTATCCGCGATCATTCAGCACGGCAGCAATCACCTCGCCTTTTTCATCATCAGCAGTGAATACGTGCTTAACTTCAACGCCATCGATATAGACTTTATATCTTTCCTGAGCGAGATTAATTTTCCGCCCAGGATCGTCATCCAATACAGTGATACGCATACATCCTCCCGTCAGAATCCACGCTTCAAGAAAGTCCTGATCGAGCCGCCCGGCTGAAGATTCTTTTTCAGTTCCGCAGATACAACATCTGAAATCGCTTTTTCCATTTCAGGTGATAGCTTCACGCTGGTCTTCATTGCGTTACCGATGAAGGCATCATTGATGAAGGCACCATTGAAAAATACCTGCCCGTCCTTAACAACAGAAAATGGCGCGCTCTCTTTAATGGATTTCTCCATCTTTTTCGCCAAGCGCGAGCGCTTGATGTATTCCACAGCATCGCGCATTTCGTCAGGGGAATAACTTCCTTCAATAGCTACCCAGCGATCCGCGAGGATGAAAACTGCTGTTTTTTCAGGTTCGGCCTTACCAAACTGCTCATAATGGCGAGCCAGCGCTGTATCGAGTGCATCTGCAATTTTTTGTTGAATAGCGTAATCACTAGTGATTTTGTAAAGAGGAAGATCTGCGATTCCATCCAACTCATCTATAGAACTTTTGATATAACCACCAGCAGGTTCACCGAAGCGCGTATCTACCAGGTGCTTAATAGCAAACTCTTGGCCTTCAGCAGTGAGGAACGTGAAATAGTTTTCACCTTTATATTGCGTGGCTGTATGTCTTGTTTCTGCAAATCCCAGCTCGCGAAGTTCGGCAGTACCGGATTTAGATGGCAGATCACCAGACACAAGAGCACCACGATAAAAAAGCGCGTAAAGCACATCAGTAGCAGCACCAGAGAGCGTAATGATTTTATTACTCATTGAATGTTTCCTTTTAGGCGTGAGCCTGTCGCACGGCGAAGCCGCCGAAAGTTAACGGTTTGCCCAGGCTCACAGCTGAAAGACTTTCTTTGATGTGCGCGTGCGATGCGCATTAAAAAGCCCCGCGGGTGCGAGGCCGTTTTATACCTTATAGGGGATAAGCGTTGTCTTATCCGCTGAAGGGGATAATCAGAACTATTGCGAGGATCTGGTTTCTTTCTGACAGTTCGCCTGCCACGCTTTGTTATGCGCCAGGATGTCTTTCTTTGTTTGGCGGTCCAGAACATCCCAGTCATGAGCGGTGCCGTAAAGGGGTCTAACCCAATCGCAGGCAGTGTCCACTACCTCAACCCTTACGGGTCCAGTCTGTGCGCAGCTCACGATCAACATCGTCATCAGGCATGCGGTTAACAGTCTGCTGTACATTGCTGGCCTCTTTGGTTACTTCTACCCGGCGTTCTGCTGCTGCGACCGTGGCCGCTGCGTTATCTTCGGTGCGCTGCTGATCTGCTTTTGCTTCTGCTTTGCTTGAACCGCGAATATGGCCCAGGCCGAAAGCGCCAGCGATGGCGGCAATTACTGCTGCAGCAATACCAATTAAAGTTTCAAAACCCATAGTGTCCTCACACCAGCACAGATTTCGCCAGGTTAAACAGCGCGCGGCGTTTATCCAATCCGTTACGGCCGCCATTGATAAGCAGCGTTACGCGCTCCACGTCTCCGGAATGAAGCAGGCAGCCGTGAGAGACATAGAACCAGGCAGCTGAGCGAGCAGCATATTCATCCTGTTCCAGCAATTCAGGCTGGGTTACAAGGTCCAGTTTCAGCGCGTGGCCACAGTTGCGGTAATTGCTGAGCCCGGTTATTTGCTTCAGGCCGCGACCGCGATATTTCCAGCCATCACCAGCAACCTGGTTGCCCAGGTTCTTTTTGCCCCACTCACCGCCGTAAACCAGATTGGCTATCGCTTTCTGATTTGCCGATTGCGTTGCCGTTCTGCCGAGTGCGGCGGCCTGCTGTGCAGTAATGCGATGTTTGCCGAAGTTGGGTACAAGGTTTTCCGCCGCATAGTTCAGGCTTTCCACCAGCCGGGTGTACCCGCCTGACTCATGCCCCATCTGTGCGATGAACATGGCCTGATCGAGCGGTGCCGTGATACCGAATTCCTTCATTGCAGCATCGATATGTGAAAACCAGCGTGAAGCGAGCCCGGCGCTAATGCCAGCCGCCTTTTGAAATTGTGATTGGTTCATTAGTGCCTCAGATGATCAACCAGGCGCGCAACGTTGCCTCTGACGGCCACCAGCACGGAAAGGAAAATAATATTGGCCCCAATAGTGGCCCATGAGGAATGAGGATAAATGCCACACAGATAAGCAAGCGGCACAGCGCTGTAAGTGACCGTAATCAGCCAGGCTAAACGCGAAACCCACGGACGGTGGCGTGAATCACCACGACGATAAAACATCAGGGTAATCACCACCCCGGCGCAAAGCAGAGCGTTTAATGTTGCAGTTGGATCATTTAGTACCACCTGAACCTCCCCGGCGCGTTATCAGCGCCACCAGCGAGCCGATATCCTGGTTGTTCAGGAACGTCAGGATTTTGACGGCTAATGCAGAAATAATTACGGCACCGATGGCATCCAGAGGCTTATCACTGTAACCGGTCCAGGCAGATAACTTTGAGCCTACCAACCCGGAGCATAAGATCCCGGCGATATACGACACTATGAAATATGCCAGCCGGCGGGTTGCACTCAGATCAGCTGCTGTGGCGATGTAGAATACGGCACCTGCAAATGCGCCAAATACCACACCATAATCGGTGCCTGTAAGCAGGCCATAGATACTGGCACCCGTCAGAGCGCCACCGGCTAAGCCAGTGCCGGAAATCGGATCGGACATCGGTCCCCCTCAATGCTGTGAATCCTCTCAATATGAGGGGAAAGAAGGCCGCTATGCGGCGTTATTGTCACTCTGTCAAAGGCCATCGTAATGACCTTTTGCACAGTGTTATTTACTGGATTTAATCAGGGGCCAGAGCAGCGCAATCACTCCAGCCACCAGCACACCATCAGCAAGGATGGACATCATTTTGCTGGTGAAGTCGATGGCAACCACCAGGAACAACAAAACCCCGGCGGCCGCCCAACGCAGTTTTACGATCACAGGTACTGATCCAGTGGAAGCTGCAGCGCCTGAGCGATTTTCTTCAGCTGTTTCTCTTCTTCTTCACCGATCCCGTCGTTGTCAGCAACATCGAGACACAGACACAGAACGTCAACAGCATCAGTTGTACCGGCAACGTCAGCCAGCTCGCGCAACGCCTGAGCATTAGCGGAGCGCGGCGAGGCTTCGTAGCGCGCGCGAATGTTGCTGCTCATCTGCGCAATTTCTCCGGCGAACGGTGCGAAGGCAGGCAGTGCCGAAATGGTTTTTTCCAGCGTGGCGATTTCTTTCGCATCGCAGGTACCATCGGCATACGCAATGGAGTAAGCGCCCCATACAGTCGCCTCAACCGCATCGCGGTTTTCCATTTTCTTAACTTCAGTAACTGCTTTACGTGCTTTCTTTTTGAAGATACCGAACATAGTGACTTTCCTTTTAGCGGGTGAGCCAGCGCTCAGGAATGATCAGCCCACAGAGACAGTCACACCGACCGTTCCCTATGGCTCACCCCTGAAAGGCTCTGTGGTTGGATTGCGCCGAGCGTGGCGCGAAGAATTGCAGGCATAAAAAAACCCGCGCTGAGGCGGGTTTGATGTCGTGTAGGCGTAATATCCCACGATGGAAAGCATACAGGACAGTTTTATGCAAAGTCAACACTAACGTGCAAAAAAGTGTTGCTATTTGCTCCGATCATATTAATAAGTTGTCGCCTTCTCAAATTCCACTGCTGCGTGACGCTCCCCCTGGCGCAGAGTGTCCACCAACATTTCATAGAAGGGTTTCCAGTTGCGTGACCATGAGGACTGATGGAGGTCAGGGAGACGCTTCAGAATGGCGCGGTGTACCGTAGCCGAGGAGATAGCAGAGAAGCCATTACCAGAGCAACGTTCACACGTTTTGAAAACCGGTGCGCCGCGGTCTTTGGTCGCTTTGCGGTCCAACACTTCGCCTTTACCGCCACACCTGCACCGGGCAAGGATCACTTTCTTTCCTCCGCATGTTCCGCAAACCCTATTCACCAGCTCATTTTTAATCTTCGGGGCCACCACTTCGGCACCGTCGGCGTCGAAAATACCAAGATGTTTAACCACATCCTCATTCCCGGAGATAAACCCGGTACCACTGCAGCTGTGACACGTCACGCTGGTAGCCGCCGAACGGGAGTAATCAGCAAAGGCAAACTGCGCCAGCACCTGCATGCACCAGCCAAACTCGCCACCAGCTGCTTTGCGCACATTCTTGGGCGCAACGTCCATTGCGTACCGCACCAGCGCCTGAACAGCAAGTTGCTCATCTGTTTTGCTTATTCCGGCTTTACCGAAGAAAGCCGCAAGCCCAAAACGGGCTCTGCTGCTGGTGGTGCCAATGGCCGCCATGACATCAGTGCCTGTTATCCGTTCCGGTGAAGTACCTTTAACGCTGTCGCTGATGTGCATGCCCTGAGGGCTGAAGTGTTTAAGAGCTGCTTCGAGTTTCATTATTCGCACTCTCCCACCAGATTAAGAATAATGGCGTTAGTCACATCGCCTAAGTCGTTGAGCCTTTCGTTTTCCAGAACCCATCGGCAAACTTCCAGTGCTTCGGTGCGCGTTACTGGCTTGACCGTTGTCAACAGTCTCTCCAGGTAATGCGCGCGGTCATATACAGAATTGTGATGTTCGGGGTAGCCATATTCATATCCGAGCTCTGTCCCTGCGGTATTGCGTACACTGTAAAGCCAGTCCCAGTAAACGAATTCACGGACAACATCAGAAAGAGTGTGGGGCTCCGGCAGCACATCACGGTAGCCGTCAACGAATGCCCGACGCTGATCTTCGATTTCAAACATACGGTTGCAACCAATGTGCCCGGCTTCGAGTTCTTCGGCAGTCCATCCCCAGTCATAATCATCAATAAATTTTGGTGACGATTTAATCAGGCGCTCAGCCTCCACATCCTTAAGCGCGACTTCATAGCTACCGAATATGGCGCGAACTGCTGCCGCTTTTTTGATGTTCTCGCGGGCGTTCTTGATTGCCTGGGATGGGTTACCCATGCCGATGGTCCCGAATGCGGCGGTGAACGGATTGGCGCCATTTGCCAGCAGGTAGCGCGAATATCGCTGTTCGGCCTCTTTCGGCGTGATCTTAATTTTCTTAAGGGCCTCTTCCGCTGCGTCCAGGTGTGCGGGTTCATTCAGGCGGATCACCTCCATCACCCAAAGGTAAGCGTCTGTCTGCTTATGTCCGGTAATTTCACGTTGCGCCGGCAGAGGCTTGATGTTGGCAGGGGCAGCACTACGCGTTGCCGTCGGGATTGTGAAAAGTGCTTTATGTTCGATGTTATCTGTACGCATTACGCAGCCGCCTTTTTCTTGAAGAAAACCAACTCACGAACCTGATCGCCGTTCATGAGCATGTCGTTAAAATCCCCGTTATCCGGGTAGTAGATGCTGATTTTTTCCAGATCATTTTTTGCCAGTAAGTTGGCATGGGCGCATTCAGTGGCCGCAGCCAATCCGGTGGCGCTGTTTACGTCTCGATCTGCGAAAATAATCAAATTCTTCACGCCTGCTGGAACACGGAATTTCTTCATGAATCCGCTGGTCATGGTGGCCCAGGTGTTAACGTTGTACAGCTGCTTGCAGGAAAGAGCGGTTTCTATGCCCTCTGCAATACCCAGCGTCGTAGAAATCGGGAACATTCGGATAGCTACGGAACGCGCGTGATCCAGATAGCTTTCCTCCTGAAGAGACTTCTGGCGCTTCGCCCCGGCAGAATCTTTCAACTGAGCTTTGCGGTTTCCGTCCAACAAGGTTCTGTGCAGATAGCAGAGTTCCCCTTTGTCGTCTGTTGCGAGCGAATACAGTGACTGGTAAATTTTGCCGCCGTAACGCTCCTTTTCGTTAAATCTGATGGCCTCTTGCGGAAGGGTATAAATCCCGCGCGCATTGAGATATTCGGCACCCGAGGTGCCACGCAAAGGTGACAGTCTCGAAAACTTGCTGAGCACCCTTTTTTGAAGGCTGACTGCGCTACTCGTAGCCGGAATTTTTAATCGCGTGAAGGTGTTGCCGATTAGCTCGTCAATTTCGCGACACACCACGTTAAATGGTTTGCCCTGAGTTTCGGTAATCAGCTTAAGACCGTCACCGCTGCCGCAAGTGCAGATCCAGGTTCCCGCGCCGTCGCGGTCATCGATACGGAATTTACCGATTGAATCACACAGCGGGCATTTCCCTTTGTAGTGGTTTTTCCCAGTGATAGGCGGCAATCCGTAGTGTTCAAAAATCATGGCCCACTGGCCCTTTGCTGCTTCTGCCGTCTTCATACGCGCTTACCTAACTGCTGTCTGATTTCATTTAAGTGACGATTCACCTGCTGAACATTTATCTGCTCTGGCTGAACTTCTTGCTGTGCCTTTTCTCGCTGTTTGGCAAAGGCAATTTGCTTGTGCTTAATGAAGTTCATTACTGCAGGAGTGATTTCCATTGGGTAGTCGCTAAGTTCTCGCGGCCAATGGCCGAAGCGCTCTCTGAATGTGTTAGCGCACCAGCCGTCGCTGACAGGTTTTTTCCCTTGAGAGATGCGCTGACGTTGGTAGAACTTGAGCTGGCTCCACCAGGCCTGTTTTTCGGCCTTCGTGGGCTGTTGTCCATCACCTCCCAGCTTTTTGAGTTTGCGCCGCGTGTCTGTGTCGACGTCATCCCCTGCCAGCGGCTTATGACCACACTTCGGGCAGACATATACGCCTGCGGGCTTCATAAAGTGGCACTGTGAACATTCGTGTGGCAGTTTCTCTGCCCGTTCCTCAGCTACTCGGCGGGCACCTTCTTCCATCCCGTCTGATTTGCCCACAAGATCGTCATATTCGATAGTGTCCGGAAAACCCAGTCGGTGTACGGTGCCGCTGTGATCGAAGATGAGACAGGAATCTTTACCCGGCGCGGTGCGCAGGCCACGCCCGAGCGCCTGTAGCCAGCGTATTTCGCTCTTTGTTGGCCGGGCATAGATGATGCAGCGAACGTCGCTGTCGAACCCAGCCACCAGCACGCCTACGCTAACGATGATTTTGGTGGCGCCAGTCTCAAAGCGGTGGATTATGGTCTGACGTTCTTCAACCGGAGTGTCGGCAGTCATCACCTCAGCATTGACGCCTGCCAAGTTGAACTGGATGGTCAGGTAATTGGCATGAGCTACATTGACGCAGAAAGCTATAGTCGGCAGATCGCGTCCATTCTCCAGCCAGTTCTGGACGATATCTCCCACCAGCGTGGAACCGCACATAATTTCAGCCAGCTGTGCCTCGTTGTAGTCCTTGCCGTACTCAAGAGAGGATGACGTTTTAACTCCTTTGAGATCCGGCTTGGTTGGTGCGTAAAACTCATAATTGCTCAGGTCACCGCGCTGAATCAGCTCAGCGATGGTGGTCGGTTTGATGAGTCGGTCATAGTATTTACCCAGGAACGGGGAGAACGGGGTACCCGACAGACCAATGACTTTCACCCCTTTAGCCCGCAGGCGTTCTATATCCTGCAGGATGCGTTTTTTTCGAAGGTGTGCTTCGTCGATGATCAGGAGATCGATGTTGTCTGGGAAGACGCGGCGAATGAGTGTATCGGCGCTGGCAATTTGAATTTTACGAGCCGGATCGTAGTTGGGATGATCGGCCCAGATATAACCAATCTCATCACCGGGCAACCCATATTCAACAAAACGATTCGCTGTCTGGCCAATCAGAATGGTATATGGCGCACAAAAGAGTACACGCATACCACGGCTGACGAACCCGGCGACAATGAAAGCGGCCAGCCCCGTTTTACCGCTGCCGGTCGGGGAGTACACCATGAAGGTTTCTGTATCCTTCCAGTTACGGCGTAGCTGGTTCAGCGCTCGTTCCTGTGCAAAATTTGGTGTGATCGTCAGCTGCATTGTGCTGCCCCCGCGGTAATGAGATAATAATTTTGTGACGTGGTGTTCATGGATACCTCTTCACATGGCTGGCGGCCTCCCCAAAGGTTGCCAGCCTCCTTTCTGAAACAGCTCCCCTGAAATGCACTCTTCCAGGAAGAACCTTCCTCAATTCTCTGCGCCTTCAGCTTCTGTACTACCTTGCTGATACGGTCGCTTTTTTTGGTGTAGCCCTTAAGACTGATATCTACCTAACCTATGGATCTCTCCTGTTGGAAAAGGCCCTATTCCTACCCCTGCACCCAATCCCCCCTTACCCCCCTTTCCCTCTTCCCCATAAAAACGTACTATTTCCCTAGTACATATGAGGAATCGGGTAAGACGATTGCTAACCTGAACAGGCACCTTTAAGCCTGCATCTGCTCGGGTGCCTTTAAACCCGACACAATCAAGAACGCACTTGCGTTCCAGCCAGGGGAGGTTCGGTGGTATACCCCTGTAATGCCCTGCCGTGATTCCTCACGAACAGGCGAAGCCTGGTGTTTGCTTCGTGTCTCGCTTTGTTTTCCTTTCGGAAGCTAACTGGCTCTTCTTCCCAAGCCGCCTGATACACTGCCGCATATCTCAAAATCACCTTCTGACGAGTGGCATGCGGCAGGATTTCTAATTGTTTCTGTATCCAGTCACCATCCGACAAACTGAAGAACTCAGGCATCGTCGCGGGATGCACGTTAAGCCCCTTCATGTTGCTCACGCTTCTGCGTTGGGAAAGGTTTCATCTCTTCTGCAAAGACTCGACCATCTACATCTATCGTCACTACGACTTTACGACCAAGTTTCAGAGCCTTGCTGATTGCGCTTTGCCTCATTCCCAAAGCTGCAGCAGCTTTGGATTGGCCGACCTGCTCCGCATATTCACGTAAACTGATCTGCATACTTTTTCCTCCTGGAATGAATATAACCGCCCGTTATTTAAATTGCAACACCGGCGGTTATTGATTATTATTCCCGCCGGTGATATTTTTGAAGCATTAGAGGAGAGTCATCATGAAGAAAAAACCGCTCTCAGATGAGCAAGTGCTTGATGCTGAAAGGCTTAGGCGGATTTATAACGAGAAAAAGAAAGATTTGGGTCTTTCGCAAGAAGTGCTTGCTGAACGTTTGGGGATCAGCCAAAGCGCTGTCGCTCAGTTTCTTGCTGGTAAAAATGCTCTAAACATGAAGCGAGCCAGTGAATTCGCAGAGGTGCTTCAGGTGCCCATTGATGCATTCAGCCCGTCCTTAGCTGATGAGGCTAAGCAAATTGCAAAGTCCAATGTTGTGTATGCAGGGAATTACGTTCCAGGGAGGAAATATCCAGTGATCAGCAGTGTGCAGGCAGGTTCGTGGTGTGAGGCTGTTGAAGCCTACACCCTTAAAGACGTTGATCAATGGTTAGAGTCAGATGCTCATATTCAAGGGGACGGTTTCTGGCTCCTTGTTGAGGGCGATTCAATGACATCTCCCGCCGGGCTAAGCATTCCGGAGGGTACTTATGTACTGTTCGACACTGGCCGAGAACCTATCAACGGCAACCTGGTCGTTGCAAAGCTCACCGACTCCAATGAAGCAACCTTTAAGAAGCTGGTCATAGATAGCGGGCACCGCTATTTAAAAGGGCTTAACCCCGCTTGGCCAATGATTCCTATCAATGGAAATTGCCGGATCATCGGCGTAGCTGTTCAGACAAAGATGATGCTGGTTTAGTCCTTGTGCTAACCATCTAATGAACCCGGTTCGCCGGGTTTTTTTTATGCCTAAAGATCGTACTGTACAAAAATAACTTATTAGTTTTCAAAATGATAACCGCAGATTATTATTTTTTATAACCAGCGGTGTTTACAACATTAGAACCGCAAGTTATATTCATTTCATCGGCAAACAATGGAGCCACTGAAATGAAACAGTCTATTTCACAAACACCCGTCAACCAGCAATTTGATATTCATTCCAAGCTGAAATCAGCGAAATCACATTGGGCGTATGCTCGTGCAGCTCAGCCGCATCAGGATGGATTTAATTATGAATTCAGCACCACTTTTATTGACGGTGTCGAGTTCGCTATTTATGAACGTATAGATAACTATTTTGTGCTCGTTGATTTCTTTAATACATACGAACAGGCATGCGAGGATGCAAAGAAAATTATTGATTCGCATCCTGATTTAAAAAACCTAATTTCCTCAAGACAGATTTAGCTTTCGCGAAATTAGTGATGTTTGTTTCAAAATACTTTCTCGGAAAACAACGATGCAACACTTAATCAAATTTGAAGATAACCAAAAAACACCTACCGACTTGGTTGGTAATTGTGAATATTCTAACTTTGGCACAAAGGTACAACATTGTGTTATGAATGGCGACTCAATGCATCCAACTATCGCACCTTGCGAGGTTGTGGCTTTCATAGCGTGTGGAGGACGCGCTATGACGCCGGGAATTTATGTTTACTCTCGGGATGTTTTTGGGCGCACTTGCATGTTTATTAAAAGGATAGAGCCACTACCCGGAGGCTCATTAAGGTTTATTTCTGACAACCATTTTTATAAAACTTTCACACTTGAGATCGAAGAACAGAATGATTTGAAAATTCATGGAAAAGTCATGGCTTCTCTAGCTGTAAGGTACTTAGCATGACCTTCATTAAAGATAAAACGGCATATAGAAGTGCATGTTTGTTTGCGGCCTTCGGATACGAAGTCATTGCTCAGATCTACCTCAGAAAAGCATATGGGAGATAAAATGCCCTCTCTAGAGCGTCAGGATATTCAATCTGTCAATAATAAAGCCGAGCAGTTAAATGCTCTTATGCAAACCATCTTTAACCATCACGAAGATTTAGATAAAAATCAACTTCACTCAATTTTGGGTTTGGCGTTCGATCTTTCGTGTGCCATTTATTCTTGGACTGAAGCAGAAGAAAAAATAGTTCTCGAAATTGAAGATGCCCGGCGGGAGCGTAAGTAAATGGAAAATATCATTGTCACTTATCGCCAACGCATTGTTAAGGCTGCTCTACTGCGTCACCTGCGAAAGACGGGAGGTAACGCCATTGTTATCAAGTTACCCAATGGCGGCATTACTACCATCGAATTAACAGAAAATATTATGGATGGTCTTTTATCACGTTTTGAATTACTCGCCCGCGGCGAGGCTGGAACATCAAAAGGAAATGAAACTGTCAAAGATATTTATTACCGGTCCGTTGATGTAAACGGAAGCGGGGAATATCTGACCGAGACAGGGAAATTATTGGTCGATGAGTTGATAGCGGAAATGGTGGCTTACGCAAAAAATGCGGGAATTGGCAAAGAGGTGCAGAAATGAAGTTAACAGCATTTCGCGTACCAGCATGGGTTCATGCGCGTGCGGTGCATTTACTCAATCAGTATCACCACCAACGAGTGCGGCCGTGCCGCATTCTCAGGACAGGTTATCTCAGTCTGAAGGTTAATCCACGCTGGAGGCTCCTTTCCAGAGATGGGGGCAAAAGCTGGGAAGTAATGACGCACGAAAAGTACAACGGAGCAAAAGACAGACAATGAACGATACCAAAAAAGAAAATATTAAGCACCTTGTCGCCAGGCTGAAAGATATTAAAGAACGCACCGGGTTTTCAGTGCCGGAATGGATGCTAGACGAAAGCCGATACGATAAAGATGCTCTGACGCCTGAGGAGCAGATGGAATGGGCTGAAACGATAGTCCCTCATGTGCGCACCAGCACTGCCCTTCTTTACCTTATCGAATGCGATAAACGCTGGGGGCTTCGTGAAGGTAAATACCAATTCAAAAACGGTGAGCATGTTTTTGGAATAACGCAGCAGCTGATCGAGAGCGTGCTTATCAAATACGTTGAAGAGGAGCTTATCGCTCACAAAGCGCAAGAACGCTATATCGCTGTTTATCAGTTTTATCACTCGAATGATTCGCAAGTCCGTCAGAACGGCCAGTCGTGGTTCAACCAGTTTCTTGACGACATTTTTATCGACCTGGCTGTTCGTCTCCGTGCCGGCGGGGAGTTACCTGTAAAACCGATTGTGCATTAAGGGGGAACTGGAATGGCAATGAAAACTGAATTAGCACCAGTAGCGGCTCGTGACTTGCAGATCATCGAGTATCGCGGTCAGCGCGTTGTGACCACTGAACAGCTGGCGGCCGGATATGGCACTGACGTGAACAATATAACTGTCAACTATCACCGCAACCAGAACCGATTCATTGAGGGTAAACACTACTTTGACGTCCAGGGGGAAGAGCTTCGTGAGATGAAGAACTGGGTATCTTTAAGTAATGCAGTTGGTAAACGAGCCCGCAATCTGCGTCTGTGGACGGAACGCGGCGCCGCAAACCACGCGAAGATGCTCGAAACCGATCAGGCATGGGACTATCACGAAGACCTGGTTGAATTTTACTTCACCCAGCGTGGCGCCATCGCCTCACCGACAACAACGCTGACACTCAGCCGTAAAGAGCTGGCGCTGATGGTAATCGAGGCTGAGGAGCGGGCAGAAGCTGCGGCGCTTGAGAACAAAACGCTTAACGCAGCTGTAGAGAGTCTGGAAAAACATTTTTCCAAAGGCATGACCATCCCTGCGTTTTGTAAAAGCCTGAACGGTGTCAATGTCAGCAAAATGATGTGGTGGGCTTTCGAACGTGACTGGCTCTATAACGAACAGCGAGATCCCGAGAAAGATCCGCGGTGGCGGGTAGCCAGCTACGCCCGCGATAAATATTTAACTGAAGAACAAACGCAGGTCACGCCACACGGAAAGGACACGTTCACCCGATTTACACCCGTCCTGCTGGAGAAAGGCTGCCATCGTCTTTTCCAACTGTACATGAAAGGAGAGCTGCCGATGAAGAAATCATGGAACGGTGAATATAGTCATGACAAAGCAATTTACACACCGGAGGCGGTGAAATGAATAACATTCAGTTAGAGAACGGGCGCATCAATCTTGAGGGACTTGACGGCATTGGGGATCACCTTAAGGCTCTTGCAATCGTCAACAAAACGCTCGATAGCATTAAAGCCTCGCTAAATTCAGCAGAAGATAAAAAAAGTGAATGGTATCGTCGAGCTACCACTGCTCATAAATCGTGGTTTTGGATGCGTAGCCGTATCTGCGAACGCTTGGCAGTTCTTCGGCAGGAAGAAAAGGAATTTAATCGCATGCGCAGTAAATTTGAAAAAGAGGAGTTGCTCATTCTGCTTAGCCAGCAACATAGGAAGTCAGATCTCCGCGCCTTCAGACTGCTTGCTGAAGCAAAAGCAGAACAACGTTTGCAGCAAATTTTGAACCAGGCGGTGGAAAATGGTTAATACAGAGATGATTTCAGAAAAAGAAGTGATGGAAAAACTGAAGGTATCATCCCGGATGACTATCTGGACTTATACCCATAAGCTTGGATTCCCTAAGCCAGTAAGAAGCCGGCCTAAGCTTTACTTACTGGCTGAGGTTGAGCAGTGGATACTGAATGGCGGCGTTAACCAGAAATCAACTTGA